GTGTAGAGGAGGCCCGCGGCGTCGGCGTGTCTCGTCGCCCGAAACACGTCGTCGAGCGTCTCCGACGGCGGGACGATGCCCTGCTCGACGAGCGCCGCGTCGGCGTGTTGCACCCCCTTCTCGTACGCCGGCCGCAGATACGTATTTTGCCACGGGTCGGCCGCCGAAACCCGCCGGGTCTGCCGGCCGCGCTGAAGGATGCCGCGGTCGACCTGCTCGTCGAGATAGTCGGTAAACCCCTGCACCTTCGCCTCCCGAGCGGGAAACGCGAACTCGTTGTACCCCGACGGCGAGATGTTGATGTCGGGGTCTTGGTGGGTGGCGAGCGCGGCGCCGTCGGTGGCCGCGTTGGGCCGCGCCCTCGAGGCGTCGGCGCCGAGGCCGAGGGCGTCGCGGTCGACTATCGACGCGCGGATGGCCCCCTTCAGCGCCCGAAAGCGGCGGTACATCTCGCCCTCGTAGCGCGACCGGAGGCCCTTCGTCGCGGTCGGGTCCGTCGACGAGTGCGGCCACGGGCTCGATTGGGTCGCGGCCACGCGGCGCCGCGCGGCACCGTCCCCGTGGTCGTGGTCGTGGCTGTGGCCGGCGCCGGACGGGCGACTCATGCGTACCGGCCGGTCGGGTCGACCGCCCACGAGATGCGGCCGGCCACGTTCGGCGACAGCTCGCACTCCGCGCTCACCGTCTCGTCACTCCCACTCTGTTCCCCGTGGCGCTCGTGATACGAGAGCATCCGCACGGCGTCGCGGCGGTCGGCGTCGGTCCACTCGGATTTGTCCCGTTCTATCAGCCGGATGTTGCGCTCGACGGCCGCCCGCGGGTCGCCGCCGGAGGACCCGGTGTAGTCCTCGAAACACGTCGAGTCGAGCCACGACTCGAGCGCCGACGCCGACATGTTCCGGCGGTCGTTATAGGCGGTGTAGAGCGCGTCGAGGTCGTCCGTATCCGGGATTTGGTTGCCGGCGAGTGCCCGCGCCGCCGTCGGGTCCATGTCGACCCATCCCGCAGGCCCGAGGGTGACGCCGCCGTCGGCCTGTGCACGACCCGCCGGCGGCCGGTCCACGTCGTCGTTGAGG